GTCGGCGTCGCTGGCGGAGGTGTTTTCGCTGGCGGCGCTGGTATGCGATGATCGGCACGCGGATATGATGTCGGCTGGACCGATACCGGCGGTATACCAGGTGGAGCCATCGGCGGCATTGGCCCGATGACGATTGTGTCTGGCAACGGTTGTTCCGGCGGTAAGTAGCCAAACGTGGCGACTTGTTGCGCAAGATATACCCTCTCGGCCACGATCTCATCAACAGCGGCTATCCGTGCTTGTCGTCGCCTTGAAGTCTCATTGGCGATCGTATCGTGATTGAGCAATTGACCAGTACGCGGATCAATGACCGACGCCCATTTCAATTGTTCGCCCGGTTCAAGCCGATCTTGAGCGGCGCGCAATCGGCGCGCGCCAACAGCCCAACGTCTCTCGCTAGGTGGAGCCTGAGCAAACCATTCCTCATACGTCGCCGGATCGGGAATTATGTCGCCTTGCCGATCCGTGAATAAGGCACGCAACGCCGGATCGTTTTCAATATGTTCGGCTGGCTGAAATACCGGCGACAGATTGCATCGACAATTATGCGCAACCGTGCCATCTTCCTCGATTGGCGGACGTGGCATTCTAAGCATTGATTCTTGACCGGGACGCGGGTTTCGGTAATAGATTGTGCCATTTCGAGCGGCATGATGCGGACGAACTCGCCAATCCATCGTGGCGTTAATCTGGTAGCCAATTATGATATCGCCTAGGTTTTCATAGATCTCAAGATTGGCTTCCGTCGAACATCGGGTTGATTCTGTTCGAGCCACACGTCTGGCGGTTGTGCGCACGTTCTGAACGGTAGGTGCCATACGTCGAGCCAATTGTCCTGGTGTTTCGCCTGCCAGCATTCCCATAGTCACGTCATGCGCCACCGATTCCGGCGACGCTAACGATGTTTGTTGGGCCATGCGTTGTTGCCACGTTGTTTGCCCTGATGGCGAATACACGATCCGGTCAACAGTTTCATCATCGTCATCTGGCAATAATTGCGCCTCGATTCGCCGACGTTCCGCCGGGGTTGCTCGACGACCTTCGGCAATTCGTGTGCGCGCGATGGCGTTGTTCTTTTCGCTGGCCATTGCCAACGATAGGTATTCGATCGGCACCTTATCGGCCAGCGTTGCGGCGGTTCGCAATCGTGATCGTTGCACGGCATCACGTAACGCATCAGCCACGCCAGTCATAGCGACTGCTTGAATCTCACGGAGTAATAGTGTTATTTGTCGTTGCATGTCGGATGACAACGACGACGATATGATGTCAAGGATTTTGCGCCAGATCTTTTCGGTCTGGCGATCGATTTTGTCGGCCTGACGATCGATCCGAATAACGGTATCCACGGCATGAATACCAGTTTTCGCGGCCATCACGCTTGATAAATGATTCATTCTGTTATTTCGCCACGCCGTTTCATGTCAAGAGCGATCGCTATTGCTTGATCTTGTGGATAACCTTCTCCGCGCAATTTTGATATTTTGTTGCCTACTTCAGATTCTTCGGATTCACCAGCGACCTGCATAGCCTCCTCTTCATCGGATTGTTCTTGCGCTGGTTGCGATCCATCGCCAGGCATTGGCAATAGCGCGCCTCCTCCCATTTGTTCGACGTATTCTTGATTATTTGTTATTTCAGTATCCCAATCGAGACCGAGTTCCTGAGCGACTGTTTGTCTGCTCTTAACGCCCATGGCAACGTATGCCTGATTGGCTTGAGCCATTCCTGCCTTATCTTGAACCTCAAGTTCTGGCGGGGTTGCTGAAATATCGACAAAATCAAGAATATTGATTGGCAACAATCCAGCGTCGGCGGCGTTTTGAATTGCGGCTTTGATGACCTTAAGGAACGATCGCTTGTACAGTTCCTGCAATCGTTTGCAATGGCGCAAGAATGGCGATTCGGCGGTCATGCTTGAGGCATAGTTGTTGTTGCTGGCGTCGCTCGACACAAGCCATTCTGGCGCGTTGTGGCGGTTCCCAGCGGAACGTAGCAACGCTTGCATGATCTGAAGATGACCTTGTGAAGCAGCAGCTCCCGGCGGCGGAACATAATTCATGCCTTTTGGAATATCAAGGAATGTACCACTTTTGATTTGTTGAAAATCAGTCGCTCTTTGTGTTACCGGACTGTATTGCGCATAGTCTGTTTGAGCGCCAACAAACGCATCGACTTGAGCGAACGATGACGTATCGTATTGTCTGACGCCAGCGATTGCGGCTTGAACGGCGGCTCCATCTCCGAGATTGGCGCGTAACTTGCCAGCGGCGGCGAATGAATCGAGCGTGTCGTAGGAAAAATCTGATAAGCCTCTTTTGATATTGCGTTTAACATTGACCTTAACGTGAATAATTTCGTCGGCTGGAACCTCTTCGGTCGCCATCGGGTTATCGCCCTTTTCTCCCATTGGCGAAATGTATGAGATGGCATAGGCTAAAATGTTACAAACGTCATCTAATTCTGTTTTAATGCCATAACTAAAATCGGCAAGTTGTTCTCCCGGCGGCATGAATACTTGTTCCGGCTCGATGACTCTGACCATCATTTTGCCGTTTTCTTGCGGGAATAATCGTAGGAAAAACTCTCCGTCTTCTCGCGATCGCCAAAACAGTTCTTGCTCCATTTCTGTCCATGCGTTTTGATCAATAAAGTTATCAATGCAATCTTGGACCTTGACAAGAACATCATCGGGAATTTCCCGATTGGGCTTGCCAACCACGTCGTATTTGTATCCTGATCCGATAACATAACTGCACAACCCGTTTAGCAATCCTTGAGCGTTTGGGTTCATTGTGCTGAGTAATCGAGCCTGAGCGCGGATCAAGCCTAGTTGCTGTTCGGAATACCAGAACGGGAAATTTCCACCGTATCGACGATCGGTAGGTTGCGTGATCGGGTAGGCTAAGGCGAATCCGTCCTTATACCTGGCTAACAGGTCAACGTACGCGGTAAGCCAATAATCGGTATCGGCGTTTGATTCTGTTAGTCTTACGGCTTTTTTGAGCCGATTGATTTTGATTTGTTCTTCAAGTTCTATTCTTTGTTGCGATAACGATGGCGTGGAATCGGCTGGTTTTATGCCGAAAAACTTTTGAAACCATGTTGGTTGGCTCATGTCACTAACCTCGTCACCATTTTGCCTTGACGGCCATTGTGTAATTCTATCATACAACGTAATGCCATTTCGAGCGCATCCGGCCCGTCATCGTGCGCCGATGTTGGAAAATCTCGCATTTGTTCGACAATGATTTTGTTATGTGGCGTGTCCCGAAAACGAAATAGACGTTGCGACAAGTATGGCCCTAGTCGCCTGATTCTGACCAGCTTGTTGACCACGTTAACGATTGGTCGGCAGGGTATGGCCATCCCTCGACCTCGAGCGCGTTCCATGAGTTGCACGGCGATAAGTTCCTGAAATTGGTTGGCCTCGATCACAACTAGGTCAGCGTTGAATTCACGTTGCCTTTCGAGAATCATATCGACCAGCACTTCGGTATTGACTCGCACCATATCAGAATCGACATAAAGCGCGCCGTCCATGGTGCGGCCTAACATAACGATTGAGCTGAAGTCGCCTTGCTTTGCTTCCCGGCCTTTCGATGGATCGACCGCAATAACTTTGCATTGCACTTGTGGCCACGAACCGTTCCACCAAATATGTGAGCCAAAATGTTCGGCTGGCCATTCAGCGCCTTCCGAATCGACGAACTCGCCCGACAGTTCCTGCAATGCGGTACGGTCGCTGTACTGGGCCTCCAGCGCCGTAATGAATCCCGCGTCGAGGAACGGATTGGCTTTTGTTTGCGCTCGAATCAAGGCGGTATCTGGCTTGCCAGTAGCAAACGTATCGTAGGTCCAATGGCCTAGGCCTTTTGGGGTGAAAGTTGCGGATAGCCAGCCCGCTTGACCACGTTCGCGCAACGTGGCGATGGCGACAGTGTAGGCCTCATGACTCATTAGGGAGGCTTCATCGAGCCAGACGCCTGAAAGGTTAGGACCGCGTAGGCGTTCTGGATCGTCGGCCGATCGGAATAAAATTTCAGAATTGTTTGGCAAAAGCAGTGAAGGCGGTTGACGTTTCAGCGAATCATGATTGTACACGCCCAACATGCGGCATATTTCAACGGTCGTTCTGATCGATGAGTCAGACAACATTGGGTACGTTGGAGCGGCCACTAGGTAAAGACGACCACGGCCTTCTGGCGACATGGCGCGCTTGACCATGTCGTATGCGCCGATCCAAGATTTGCCCGCGCCACGACCGCCAACAAATCCCCTATACCGTGCCTGGCAATGATGGAACTGTGCTTGCGCCGTATGCAATTTGACTGATGTTTGTAATGGTTGCCGTGGTTGGCGCATCAACAATTTCCTCGACTATCTCGCGCCGAACAGCCTCGACGGTGAGTTCGTGCTTTTCGCTATACCCTCGAGCCCTACCTTGACATTTCAAAAGAAAACATATGGCCCATGCCTCACCGCTTTTGACGGCTTTATGTAATCCATCAACCGCGTCATCGATCATAGACTCTCGGGCATCTTCAATCAATTTCTTTAATTGAGGATGCAGGTTAATAAAGTCATGAACGCAACTGCGCGCGACGTGGCAAGCCTTCGCAACCCGCGACAAATTGCCCGAGTACAAAACAATATTAGACGCAACTATGTCCATACTGAGTACGGGTTTACGTCCACGGTTAGACTTTATTTTACCGGTTGGCTTACCATTATTTTTACTTGTAGTCAAATTTCGTCTCCTTCGCAATCAATGTCATTGAGTCTAAGATGAATTCTGTGTTCTGTTTTTATGTTATCACGCGGCACTTGTTTCTTCCGATCTCCTGGTGAGGTCGGGTTAAGTCCGCGTCGAACCCTATCGATCATTATACGTATCTTCGCGTCGGATCCCGGTTCAGCTTGAGTCGGTTTGTCGTAATCCTTGCTGGCGTATATCTCTGGCGCAATGATAACACAAATGGCGTGGTATATGTCGATGCTCATTGTGATTGATGACCGTAAGGAATCAAACCGTTTGGTCAATTCCGTTACCGAGATATAGTTATCAAGTTTAGGCGCTCTCATATTGTCGAATCTGCACATTGACGTATGCGTCGTCTTTTGGTGCTTTTGGATGCAGGTACTCGACGGTCATTTTGCGAACGATATCGCAATTGTCGTCTGGTATGATTCCCTCGAGTACCAGCGAGTCGAGGATTCCTTTTGGCACGTTGTCGATATCACGATTGGATCGCCATCCTTTTCCGCCGTTGATTGTGATTGTGATATTGACTTGTGGCCAGACGACTTCGGATTCAATCTGGCTGAGTGATACTCGAGCCAGAAGAATCCATTTTTGATAGTTGGCGCTTTTGAACATGCCATTTTTGGAACGTCGCCATATTTTGTTAACGGATGGCGGGATTGGCAAGTTGAACGTGATCATCTAGAGCCCTAGTAATACGCGGTTAAGCTCCATGAGACGTTCGATATCGTCGATCAATTCCTTGATGATCGCTTTGGTTTCTTTGTCCAGACATTTACTGTATTCACGAATCTCGTCAATCCGATCGTATTCCATGATGGCACCTCATCATTAACGATATCTGACACAAGCGTACCAGCCATTGCGCCCACGGCTAACGCCGATCTCGACTGGCGTTCTCTGACCATAATAACAGCAATTCCTAATAGCGGCTTGCGCGCTGGCTGTTGAGAAGCCAACGCCTTCATATCGATATGATCCGCCACGGTGCGCCATACGTCCGCATTGGGCGGATGATTGGGCGCTGGCCTGAGCAGATAGGCCTTGTGCCTGGGCGATTGATGTTAATGTTAGGCAAGCCATTGCAAAAGCGAATCTCATCCTAAGACCTCGCGTAGTAGCCAGACGGTCCAGTAAATTGACCATCCGATAACGTATCCTACAAATATGCCCAATCCGATGAACGATATGAACCGCAAAATTGGGTTGTGTTCTGGTTCCAGCCATTCGCTATTATCATCCATTATCATCTCCTGTATTAAGTTCGCCAATGAGCATATCCAAGCATTTTCTTGCCTTGCGCAAATCCTCGACGCCGTTCTTTTCGTTATGCCTCCACGTATATTTGATGACCATACCGGCAAGATATGCCCGGTATCCGTCGACTCCTAACATGGCGCGTTGAGCATCGCAACATTCAATGCGGGAATCGTCTTTGGCCAGATAATGTGATGGTTCGATTGGATTACTCATTGACAAAATCCTCAATCCGTGCAATTGCATGGGACACATTCGTCATCAGGAAAATCAAATATTTTTTGATCTCTTGCCATATTTATCATTCCACGATAGCTAGGCCTATCTGATCTAAATCTTGGATTTTTTGCGTTTGAAAGACCGTTTTCTTCTGTTTTTGCCCACCATTCTAAAAGGTCTGGGTAATCACGAGCAATTAAATTTATCTTTGCAGCGCCTTTAAGAAAACATCCAACACAATTACCCAGCAGCCTTGGTATTTCAAGCTTAAATGGTTGCTGCTCCCAAAATAAATCGACATGCTCAATAGTGTGCTTGGCATTATACATTGGACAATACGCTTCATTTTTCCTGTTATTTTTTTTTACATTCGCTACTCGTCTTGGCTCATCATAACGCAGTCCAAGTAATTCAACGTGACCATCAGGAGCAAAATTATCCAATGACGCAGACCAACGGTCCATAGTTTTAATTTTTAGTTCAACTGTGCAAAACCTAGCAACTGGATTCGGGTAATATTGTCTTTCCTTTATTAAGCAATCAAATGGCTCCCCATTTCGACTAGCATTTGCGTAGTTAACTAATTTAAAATTTTTCGCACCATTGTATTCAAGCCAATTTATTTCAATGTCCCATTCCAACGAACATCGCTCAACAAAATCTAGTGTCTTTGGATGTTCCAAGCCTGTATTAGCAAATGCAACTTTTACATGATTAGGTATTTTCTTGTCATGCGCCAACCAAACCTGATGCAACATAAAACCAGACGTAGCGCCGCCCGAAAACGATATTATTGCTGGCTCATTTAAATAATAAGGATTATTCATTTTGTCACTTTATTAGCCTAAGACTTGTTTTGCCCAATCTTGGATCATTTCCTTACCATTGTAAACAACTGTACAGTTATCGTGAATGGCTTGTCGTGCCGCGCATAGTTCGACGATGAGCCAATCGACTGCCTTATCGGGCAATGTTTTTCCTTCAAATCGGGCATCAATGCACGCGACAATCATTTCCTTTTTTGTCATGCGTCATCCTCACCTTCTTCTTCTTCAAATGCCCGATGTTCTTTGAGCCGATTCAAAACCCAAACCAAAGTCTTGCCAGCGTGCCTCAAATCTCCGATCGATTCTAGGGTTGTGTTCTTTTCCCGGTTAACCAAATTTGTTATTTGCTGAGTCATGTGGTTGACGGTAAACCGATAACGTAATGCCTTGAGGTCATCCAGTAAGGTTTCAATATCGATCAAGTCTGGATAGTTATTTCCCTTGATGATATTGCCGATACGCGCAAGGCTAGACGAAGTCAATTCTGTTTGCGTGACCTCGTCCATGATCTGTTCGATGGTTTTTCCTGGTGGCTCTTTGCGTGCCATGGTTTACTCCATCGCAAATTCGTTCCTGATCCGCTCGATTGAGACCATACGTCTACTATACCCTACTGATCTGCCGTGGCTTGTTCGTTTATTGTATCGTTCGTTATTCCTAAATTCGAGGAAGTCATCGAGTTCGGCCGTAGTTAGATTTTCATGGGCGAAATTCCAGAAATCTTCAACAACAGAATTAGAATTTGGCGGTGCAACCATAATGCTTTCGATGCCATCTTCGTTTTCGGCATATCTCTTTTCTGTTTGCAGGTCAGTAAACGTAGTGATATTGCGCTTTTTACGTAGCCATTCGGATCGTTGGTGCATGAAACGCCAGCTTGCGTGAGTGGAAAATGCCGCGCCTTTTGCCGGATCAAATGTTTGAGCAGCGATCATAAGTCCAATCATGAGTTCCTGTTTGTATCCGTCAAAATCGCGCTCCCCTTTCGGAAAATATCGTTTAATAAATCCGCTAACCAATCCTATGTTTTCCTCGACCATGCGCTGTTCGTCGCTGGTCAGCGGTCGAACCTCTCGAATCATTTTACCAGCCATCATCATCTCCTGATCATTTCATCGCGCGGAACACCCGCACACAAACAATATGCCGCTGGTTCACCACGTTGCAAGTCTATTTACTTTTACAAAACATAGCCTAAAACCAACGATCGCACATTTGATCGACCAAACACGCAATAAACACCGATCGTCGATTCTAGATACCATTCTGCAAACATTCATAAGAACAAAGGTTATTCAAACATAGAAACTTAAAATATAGTTAGATTTTAGGTTATGGCGGTTCTTGCAGGGTTATTGCAGAGTTTTTGCAGGACGCTTAAG